ACGGACCTTGCGAGGCATACCTGGATGCGTCGAGCGACAGCAGGAGAACATCTTGAGGTACATCTCGGGAGTGGACCAGTTGGTCAGCTCCTCCCACCCAATCCACGGATATGCGTGGCCGTGGTAGTTGTCATAGTCCGCAGGGCGAGACATGTAGCGCAGCAGGAGCTGCTCGCCGTCTGGGAACGTCCAGGTGTAGTCGCCCTCGTTGAACTTGGCGCCTGGGAACCACTGCTTGAACCACGCCTTGGACTTCGCCACGACGTCGGAGAGCTGCTTGTACGTGGAGCGGAAGAGGATGCCACGCCAGGCTGCTCCGTAGCCCTGACCAACGTGCTGGCAGAAGTCCGCCAGCAGTGCGTCGGTCTTGCCTGGTCCACGAGTGCCCTCGTAAAGGGTCTCGAAGATGGGGCTGGAGAGGAAGAGGACCTGGGAGCCTGCCTGCGCTGCCCAGACAGTCTTGCGAACCGTCTCCTCAAGCGTCGGCTTCTCCCGCTTCTTTTTCCAGTGTGGAGGACGATAGGCCATCAGAGCACCCTGTCCACGCGTAGCAATACGCGTGCCCACCAAGGAACGAAGTCGTCGAGCCAATGCGCGAGCGAGCGCGTGAACTCGCGATGGATGTTGTCCAGGTCACCAGGTAGGAGCGTCCTGGTCACATAGTATTCTAGCTGCCTGGCTCGCCAGCCGAGAGTGACCTCGAGCAGCTCACCCGATGCCTTGTCACGGATGACATAGTGGAGGCAAGGTTCCTCCTCGTCGATGTAGATGGTCTCGACGACCTCCAGGTCGCGGTCAGGGTGCGTCCGCAGGTACTCGACGCAGTTCTCGTAGCACCTGAAGTTGAAGAGGCCCAGTTCCGCAAGGACCTGAACCTGGGTGCGTGTGGAGCGCAGGTGGCGAACCAGCCTGCGCTGTGCGCGTCGGACCATCAGCTGTCGCATACCTACTCCTAGCGGCGCTCCATGCGCTCCGCACATTCGATCGTGAGGCCATAGCCGAGAGCGAGCCGCTTGGGATTGACCTCGTTCCCGCACCCGCATGCGCATTCACCGTCTTCACGCGGCGCCCAGCGGCGTTGTGCCGCTTCTGCTTTCGCACGCTGCAGCTTGATGGCGTCGTCCGTTTGGACGGCTGTCTCGGCCGACGCGCGGTCGATTGGGTCTGGATGGTGTTCAGCCTGCATTGTATTCCCCCTGTGGGTTTGATAAGTGAGTTGTTATTGTGGCGCGCATCAGGAGGAAGGCTCGCCCTCATTACCTGCAAACTTGGCCTGCTGCTCCCGAGCAGCTTTGGCCCACGCTTCGGGATCGATGGTGCCTGGAACGATGAGCACGCCGCCACCCGTGCCGGATACTTCCACCTTGTGGTTGTCGCGGTACTTCTCAGGACGAGCGCCCTTCAGCATGGTCTGCATCAGCGTGTCGCTGTACTTGCGAACCGTGAGCATCCGCTGTTCACCCGTTTCGGGGTCAATGACGGAAGTCACCATGCCCTGATAGATGACTGGCTCGTCATACCCGTCGACCGCACGGCGGAAGGCTTCGGCTTCAATCCGGTCCGCAGCCTCCTCGATGGCGATGCGATAGAGCTCATCGAACCACTCGGAATTCTCCCGCCACTTCTCCACCGTGGAGCGCGACACGCCTGCAGCGCGACAACCCTCGAGCACGATGCCGCGGGAAGCGAAGGAACGCAGGAAGATGCGACGACGCTCGATGCTCAAGCGTTCCGAGGTGGACAGGTCGTCAAGCTCCCATTCCACAAGCTCGAGCTCGGAGACCGGGCCGCGCTCATGGATGAACCGGCGCTGTTCGTCCGTCATGTTCTTGGCGGTCATAACGACCTCCTTTTCAGTTGAGTGTTGGCTTACATTCCGCGATGGTACCGCCTCCTGGTCGGGACGTAAGCCAGCGACGTTGGGACGTCCTTCCCTTGAAGCCCTCGCGCGCGGGACAGCTCCCGCCCTAGTGTCGCCGGAAAATGCCTCGAAGAATCGACGCTTTTAGAGGGTTCGCGTTTCGCAATCCCTCGTTCGCGTATCACCTCAAAGCCTCCCCGCGCGGCCACCGGATTCGGCCACGGATGACCTTCCATCCACTGATTCAGCTCCACCCGGATTCTCCCAGGGCGGTCGTGCCGACCATATTCCCTTATTTGCCCTAGATTGTCAATTTCATTGGAAAGGCTTATAAAAATCTAAACCTATCTAAGCCCTTATTAAAAAGGTTTAGATTAAATAAAGTAATGATTTATAAAGCATTTTTGACACAATCTAAGGCATCTAAGCCTTCTAGACCTTGTTGCTGTCGTCAGTCATTGCCGAAAAGTTGTATTTTCCTGGTGCAACATCGAGGCAAAGGCTCGTACGGCCTAAATGCCTCAATTTCCAACACCAAGGCCTTGATTTATAAGACTTTTTCTCGTACGAACCTGAACTAGACCTGGCTTTCAGTAGGCTCGTTAGTCCTAGACGAATCCCTCAATCCGAGCCCACCGTGGCCGACCGCGACGCTCATCAATCAAACGCGTCACGGGGCCACTGCATGCCTGTACCGAGCTTGAGCTCGAGCAGTTCACGGCAGTCCGCAAGACTGGGCACCTTGGTCGCGGAAGCGCGTCCCATGCGGTCGACCTTGACCGAGTAGTCCGCGTCATCAGGCTTGACCTGCGTGTTCTCGAGGCGACCGCTCACAAGCTTGTTGAGACGCATACCGAATGACACCGGGTCAGCAGGACGATACACACGCTGGTCCCGGGCGAAGTCCGCATAGTCCGCCCGCAGGTGCTCCTTGATGACGACGACAGGGCCTTCATGCCAGTCGCCGCGAGCATTCGGGAGGATGCCATCCAGCAGCTTGTTGTACCACCACCGCTCGACGTCATCCATCGTCATGACCTTCTGGTCGACGAGTGCCGAGGTCGCAGGTACGTTGTCACGCGGAGCCCAGTCACCGATGTTGCGAGCCAGGAGGTCGTGCAGAAGCGCCTCGATACCGCCCTGCTCGTACAGCTGCCGATTGAGCGCCGTGAAGAAAGCCTTATCGCCGCGCCGCTTGCTGGACACGGCGAAGACGGCAAAGCGCCGCTCACCATCCAGACCGGCTGGAACAACCCATTCACCATTCGCTGCCATGATGATGTGGACGTGGTTCTTGCCCATCACAGCATCGCGTCCCTTGCCTTCATACGCAATCGTCGGCTCTGTCACCAACTGCTTGAGCTTCGCCTCACCCGCCTTGTCACCTGCCCAGAAGGCCTCGTCGGCGAACAGGCAGATGCAGTTCTGCAGGTGAGAGTTGAAGCGACCGACAAGGTGCTCCGGTGAGGAGATGTGCAGGCCATGAGACCCCGCTAGGGCTGCAGCAGCACGACCGAGCGTCCCCTTGCCTGTTCCCTTCTCACCCTTGAAACACAGGGCCACTTCTGCTGCACGGCTCGGATGCTGCACCATGTAGGCGAGCCAGTTGATGACGTATTCGTAGTGGTCCACATCACCGTCAACGAGTACCTCGAGGATGAGCTGCTTGAGCAAGGACCAATCACCCTTGATAGGCTGAACCGCCCAGCCACGCCACAGGTTGAGCCATCCTTCATGCGCCCGTTCCGGGTCGAAGATGACGCCCTTGTATTGGCGACGATGCGGGTTGCGAATCCAGTAGGAGGATTTAGTCACCAGCTTGTCATGAATTTCCACGAGCTGGTTGCAATAGAGGTTCTCGAAGTCCTCCTTGGTGGAGCGCTGGAAGAAAGGCCTGCCGAGCACCGGGTCCATCTCTTCAGTGAAGATGCGGAACTTGCCGCCCTCCATGACGACACAATGCAGCTCGTTCAGGTCCTCCATGACTGCTGAGATGCCCTCGGCCTTGGGTTCGCTGCGCAGTACGGCATCGTCAACACCGTGGCCGGCCTCGTCGGGGTCTTCCCAGACCTCAAAGTCATCTTCAGGGGCGGTACGTGCGACTTCACCGCCAGCTTCCTGGACAACCTTGTGGAGGAACTTGATTGTGACAGGACGACCGCCGCGGCCGGAAGTGGCATGGAGTGAATCCCAGCGACGTCCAATAATCCACGCGTCATCCTGATACTTGGCATCCTGTGTGGACCAGTCAATGAACTCCTGCCGGCCTTCTCCGTTGGTGGCATGGTGACACGCCATCATCAGGTCACGCCATACGTCATGGTCCTGGAAGTCCTCGGCATCCAGTTGCTCGAGCGTCTCGGCGAGCATCTCGGGGGTCAGTTCGCCCAGGCCTGCAGCTTCACCGTGCGCCCTGGTAGGACGGCGGCAAAGGCGCAACAATGCGGCAGGCATCTCGGGCAAGCCGTCAGACAGTGAAGGGCCGAAGTCGTCCCATTCGTAATGCTTGCCGTTCGGGTGGACCGAGCCGGCAGCGACGACCTGACGGCCGAGCGACTTGAACTCCACGCCCTGATAGCTTTCCAGGGAGTCGAGCAGGTCCACATCGGCCGGCTTGCGGAAGTAGTAGTGATGACCGCCGGAGCCCGTAATCACATGAGGGGCTTGGGACAGGTCGAGCTCCATATCAGCGACAAGCTCGGCCAGGGAGTCGCGGCCGTCAGGGAAGTTGCGTGGGTCGACGTCGAGCACCATCACCGATGCCGGCAGACGGACACCCGCATTGATGCCCGAGCGTGCTGTCAACTCGACGACACCGTTGGAATCGTATTCCCTCGCTTGCCAGGCGCCATCACGAGGCGTCTTGCCGCAGTCACGTCCCTTGGCATCGACAGCATTCCACACGTGCAGCGGGATGAGCTGCAGGCCACTTTCTATATACGCGCGCAAGTCGCCTGCGCGTGGACGCGGGTTCGCTTTGTTCTTCTGGTTGCTCACTCCGTGACCCCCACTTCCTGGCGGCAGGCTTTGCCCGCTTCCTCAATCAATGCACGAGCTGCATCGGCCTCGGTGACCTTCTCGGGGTCTTGACTCTGGCTCTTCAGTTCCTCCAGCTTCGAGCGGATGAGCTCGCGGTGGCGGTCAGAAAGGCGCAGCGACATCTGTCGGCATAGTGCTGCCATGGGTGCGCTCCTTATAGGGTTTGGGTTGTTCGGGATCGGACAGTCATGATGCCTGGACGCAATGCGTTTTGAAGCCGACAATCGCATTGCGTCCGCGTCATGGGACCGTCGTCGCCCATACAGCGGCTCCGCAGTGCATGACTCGGCGGCATAGTTGCTACTCCCAGACCGTAACCATGAAGAGGAACGCAAGATGGATGTCAACGAGTATATGAGCAAGTCCCTGTCCCTGCTGGAGCGCATCGCGGAGGGCATCGAAGCTCTCAACGAGCAGGGCGTCCACGTGACCAACTTCCACCTGCCCGAAGGCACCGAGCTGAAGGCTGTTGGCGAGGTCGTCCACGCCGCACCGGCCGACAAGAAGGAAGCCAAGACCGAGGCCAAGGCGGACAAGAAGGAAACCAAGACCGAGACCAAGAAGGTCGAGGAGAAGAAAGAAGAGCCCGCCAAGACGACCGCCAAGCGCGCAACTGCGGATGATGCCCGCAAGGCGCTCAAGGCGTATGCCGCAATCGAAGGCAACGACGCCGCGATGGAACTGCTGACCAGCCTGGGCGGTGCTTCCGTGTCGGCCTTGGCGGAAGCCAGCACCGATGAAGACGACAAGCTGGCCGAGCTCATCGCCAAGTGCGGGGGCTGATATGTCCGAGCAGCCCAACATGAAGATGCCCAAGGACGCCGCGCAGCTGGTATTCTGGTTCAAGGGCCTTCCGCAGCCGACCGCCTTCCTGACCACGCGTCCGGAGGCGGACAAGGCCATGCTGGCATTCGCCGAGGGTGATGGTAATGTCGAGTTCCTGTCCTACCCGGATGGTCGTGGTGTGCGCTCGCAGAGCATCTTCCGCGTGGAAGACCTGCGCGGCATGACCATCGAGTATCCGACCATCCAACTGATGGGAGTCAATTAACTATGCCTAGCGCCCACGCAGTTCGTAACGCGTCGGGGGCCAAGCGCTGGATGAACTGTCCGGGCTCCATCAACATGGAGCACGGACGTCCCAATAACTCATCCGATGCCGCACGGCTCGGCACCGCGGCACATGCCCTCGGTGAGGCCTGCCTGCTTGACGGCAGTGAGGCCTATGAGTGGTTGGGGGGTTATGTCCGGCTTGACCCGACGGAGCAGGCGGTCGTGTACCGCCCTGCATCATCGCTTGACCCCGAGTCTGGGGACAGGACCATCATCGTGCCTGTCCATGCGACCGACGAAGGTCGTCCGCCCAAGGGCCACGAAGACTTCCCCATTGATGCCGACATGGCTGACGCCGTGCAGGTCTATCTGGAGGCAGTGCGGGATGAGCTCGAGCGCCTGGGCGAGCATGCCGAGCTCCAGGTGGAGAAGCGGTTCAACCTGTCCTGGCTGGTAGGCTACGACTACGACGAGGAAGCCGAGCAGCGGGCTCTCGAGAAGGGCGACTATTATGTCTCCCCGTCGGGCATCCGCCGTGATGACTTCGGCGACCTCGTCCATGCCGACGGCAAGCCCTGCCACGGTCCGATGTTCGGCACCAACGATGCCTCGGTTGTCCTGCTGTTCGACCACGTGACTGTGTTCGACTACAAGCACGGCCAGGGCGTTGTCGTCGAGGTGGAAGACAACGAGCAGGAGCTGTACTATGCCCTCGGTTGCGCGAAGGAGCTCGACTGGGCCTTCGACACGCTGGACCTCGTCATTGTCCAGCCCCGCGCAAGGCATGCTGATGGCAAGGTGCGTCGCTGGTCTACGACCAAGGCCTATCTGAAGGAGTTCGAGGAGCGCCTGCGGATTGCTGCCATCGCGACGGAAGACCCTGATGCGCCACTTGCAGCGGGAGACCACTGCAAGTTCTGCAAAGCCGCAGCGGTTTGTCCCGCGTTGCGGGAAGCGGCGTTCGATCAGGCCGGCGTAGACTTCGGGGACGGATTCGAGGAGCCGAGCGTCATGAGCGTGGGACCTGAAGACAGTGATGCCGACCTGGAGCTGCGTATGCGGGCGATCCCGCTGCTCGATAGCTTCATCAAGGCGACCCAGACGGAGGCGCTTCGCCGGCTTCGTGAGACCCCTGGTGGCGAGGCCTGCTATGGCAAGCTGGTTCGCAAGAAGTCCAACAGGGCCTTCCGTACTGACTTGACCGAAGTGGACCCGCAGACCGGCGAAGACCGTCCTGTCACGGCGTTCGAGCTGCTCGAGCGTCGGGGTATCCCCCGCGAGCTGCTGTACGAAGAGCCGAAGCCCAAGTCACCGGCAAAGGTGGAAGCAGTCCGTCCGCCCGAGCTGATGGCGAAGCTGAAAGCAGAGAAGGTGAGGGCTCCTGCGCAATTCATCAAGCAGGTCGTCGCCGAGGTCTCGTTCAAGCCGGAAGGAGGCATCACCGTCGCGCCTCTGTCCGACCCCCGCGAACCCGTCGACCCAAGCGCAGCGGCAGAGTCCGACTTCGATGCCGTGGGCGATGAGTCCACGTATTGAATGAGGGCGTAACCCTCCCAGGGGTAGGAGCATGATGAATGCTCTTACCCCTTTTCATTCATAGGAGAGAAGCATGCCAACAATTGAATATGAGGCCAGTGTAGGCGTCGGCGATGGGAGTGGCAATCTCCTTGTCCATGGCTCCTATGATGCCGTGAAGCGAGTACAAGCCATCATCCTGGAAAACGAACGGCTTCGCCGCATGCAGGCTTTCAATGGCCTCACTCCGGCAGAAGTCGAACGTCTCGCCCTCCTGGTTGAAGAGATGGGCGAAGCAGCCCAGGTCATCGGCAAGGTCCTTCGTCATGGCTTCGAGAGCTATCATCCGGAAGATGCCGAGCGCACTCCCAATCGCAAGCTCCTCGAGAAAGAGCTGGGCGATGTGAATGCCGCTGTCAATCTCATGACTCGCTCATCCGACTTGGATGCTGGGTCTATCTTCCATGCTTGCGCGGATAAGTCCAAGCGCGTCGAGCAATATCTGCACCACAACTGAAGGAGAAACTGATGGACATGAAGCACCCATTCGAGGGCCTCGAAAAAGGCCCCACACCGCAGCAGCAAGCGTTCCTCGAGCGCATGGCTGGTGAGAAGCAAGCCCAGTCGGACCTGCAGCGTGAGCTGCACGAGTTCATCGAGCAGGAGGCCAACATGGTCAAGGGGCTTGCCTCGCAGGGCAAGAAGAACCTGGCTCGAGAGATTGTCCATCTGCGGGGTGTACTGAAGACCCTCAAGGCAGCAGTCTCCCGCATCCAACCCGGCGCTCCCGCGTTCACCCATGTCGAAGCCTTCAAGCTGATGACCTACCGCGAGCAGGATGCCGTCGGTGAGCCCGAGACGCTGCTGGTCTGGAACAGCCGTGATGGCGTCACGCCGTTCGTGGTCATCATTGGCGAGCGTCGCTACCAGCACGACATCCCTCTCCAGCAGGGTCCGTTCTATGACCGTCCGCCGCAAGCGACGCATGAATGGGTGTCCCGTACCGACTGGCAGGTGCTCGAAGCCTGGTCACGTACACTCGCCAAGGCGGTTCAGCTGGGCAAGCTTGACCCTGACTGTGCCGCAGCGCTCCGGAACGACCTGGCGACTGCCGAGAGCTGTCATTACCGCATCGGCCTGCGCAACATGGCGACCGGCGCTTTCACTGACCAGGAGGAACTGCAGGATGCGTGACCTCCATATTGCCTACCGCGGAGGCGATGAGGCTTCCGGCGGGGTTTTCGTTGTCGAGACTGTTGCCCCCAAAGGCTATGAGCTCGAGTCCCATCGTCACAAGCATGCCCACACTTCTGTGCTTGTCAGCGGTATTGCCGACGTGACAGTCGACGGCAAGCGTACCCGGTATGAAGGCTACAACCTGATTACCATTCCAGCGGGCTCGGTTCATTCCGTGGCCGCTATCACCCCTATCATCTGGCTTTGCCTTTGGGCAGCTGACAAAGCTCCACGTGAAGAAGTAGAGGAGTCTCTGAAACTCGCTCCTTCACGTTCTGCTTGCGGCAGTTGCCCTGGTGGTTGCGAGCCAGTCTGATAACCAACCCAGGAGAAATACATGGACAAGCGCATTCCTGCACGTACCCTTGTGGTCGTGCCTTACCCTCAAATGGTCCGCAACCTCTTCAAGCCGATGGGCTCGGATGCGGCCACTCGTGTTCACGCTGCTGTCGGTATTGCTGGTGAAGCGGCGGAGCTCATCATCGCCAGTTCTATCGAGAACATCGTCGAAGAGCTGGGCGACATCGAGTTCTATGTCGAGGCCTACTACCAGGTGCTTGGCGGGCGTCGTACTGCCCTGGCGGATGAGCTGTCTCTGCAAACCGGTGACCCGAGTGGTAACCAGGTGCTCGGCACAGTCACCATCGCCATCGCTGCTACGGCAGGCGCTTTGCTCGACCTGACCAAGAAGAGCTGGGTCTACGAGAAGCCCTTTGACGCCAATGCCGAGCGTGCTGTACGCTATGAGCTGCTCCGCCTGGAAGTCATGATGGGCCAGCTGCGCGAGATGATTGGCGTCCGCCAGGCCGACGTCTTGGGTGCGAACCAGGGCAAGCTCGGCAAGCGCTACCCGGAGGGCGTCTATACCGACAAGGCCGCACAGGAACGCATCGACAAGCCTGAGGGCGAGTAATGTCCACAAGCGTCGTCAACCGCAGAACAGGCGTCCACTATGACGTCATGGTGGACCGGACGACGTTCTGGGGTAACCCTTTTCATGTCGGGGTGGATGGCACTCGCCGAGAGGTCATTGCCAAGTACAAGGCGATGGTGCTGTCTCGCCCCGATATGATTGCCCGCTTGCCTGAGCTTCAGGGCAAGGTGTTGGGTTGCTGGTGCAAGCCGAAGCCCTGTCATGCCGATGTGCTCGCTGAGCTGGCGGACAACATGCAGAACGGCGGCTTGCTCCAGGTACGCGACTCGGGATAATGAAAGTCCACCACAGCAAGCTGCGGTGGTAAACAAGACTCCATGTCTAACTCGTCTAAATCGACTAACCCGCTATAAGGAGTTTCATCCATGGCAACTGATAAGAAAGACGTCCGCAAGGTCACGTCCCCCCGCTTCCGCGCCAGCTTCGTCTGGGCCTTCAAGCCGCAGCCTCCGATGGAAGGCAGCACCGGCGATCCCAAGTATGGTGTCACGATGCTGTTCGACGCGGCGGCACGCAAGACGCCCCAGTTTGAGCTGATGAAGAAGCTCGCCGTTCACGCCGCCAAGGAAAAGTTTGGCGACAAGCTGAAGCCGGATGGCAAGGGCTGGTTCATCGGCCTGCGCAACCCGTTCCGCGACGGTGCTGAGAAGTCCGAGCTGGAGGGCTACGAAGGCATGATCTTCGCCAGCGCCACCAGCAAGATGCAGCCTGGCATCGTGGACCAGAACCTGTCCCGCATCATCAGCGAGGACGACTTCTACAGCGGCTGCTATGCCCGTGCCACCGTGACCGCCTACGGCTACGACAAGGCCGGCAACAAGGGCGTCGCCTTCGGCCTGCAGAACCTGCAGAAGCTGGCTGACGGTGAGCGCTTCAGCGGTCGCACCGCTGCCGAGGATGACTTCGATTCCGTCGACGACTTCGTTGGCGAAGGCGAAGAGTCCGGTGACGCCAGCTTCCTCGACTAACCGTCCAGGAATGTTGGTAAGAAGGGAGCTTCGGCTCCCTTCTTTTTACCCATTCAATGGCGTCCCAGGGCGAAACCACATGCCATGATTGCCCCACGAACTGAGGAGAATCACATGGCTACCTACTGGTTGAGCAAACCACCAGCGGAGTGCGACACCTGCAGCACTCCCATCACGACTGTCTTCTATGACGCAGACACTGGCAGAGGCTGGGCGTGCATGTGCCCCTCCTGTCAGGCACTGGGTACAGGCTTGGGCCGAGTAGGTCCGGGTCGTGGGCAAAAGTATGAGAAGCAGGCTGACGGCAAGTGGCTGAAAACGGAGGGCTGAGCATGTCCCGCGAAAGCAAGAACGAGTATCGGACCAACCTCGAGCTGGTCGACGACCGGACGGAGAAGGAGCGCTTCCGTGAGGAGGCCTTGCGCAAACTTGCTCCGCCGAGCGCTGAAGTCCGTGCTGCCATAGCGGCGGCAAAGGCGCGTGCCAAGAAGCCAACTGCCTTCCGCCGTGTGGTGCGCTTTCTGCGGGGTCAGCGGTGAGTCCGACAGTACAGATGCGCGACACAGTAGAGGGTGCTGGATTCCAGTTCCTGAAGGACGACCGAGGATGGGCGCTGTATGACCTTGACGATCGGTCGGAAGTCCCGGGGACACGGACTGGCACATACGGCAACAGTATATGGGCCGCAGCTGACGTGCTCGGCCTGAATAACGTAGAAGGAGAGAAGTGATGGAAGAGAACAGAAGGGAGAAGCTCATCTCCCGCCTCAAGAAGTGCCTAGCGCTGTCGGCCAGCCCGGAGCCGCACGAGGCTGCAGCTGCTTTGCGCCAAGCGCAGAAGCTGATGAAGGAGCTGGACCTCACGGAGGCCGACCTGTTGGGCCTCGAGCTGGGTGAATCGCTTGTCAAGACTCGCGAGGGCTTTGGCGCCTGCAGGACGATGAACTTCCTGACGTCCATCATCATGGAAGCCTTCGGTGTCCAGTGCATCTATGAGCGGAATCCAGGCTCTGCCAATCGTCTCAACGTCCGCTATGTCGGGCCTCGCGATAGAGTCCTGCTCGCCGAGTATTCCCACCGAGTCGTCTGGCGAGCCATGCAGGGCTCGTGGGATGAGTTCCTGTCGCGTCGTCCCTGGATGAAGGGAGATGGCGGCAAGCGTCAAGCCTTCCATCTCGGTTGGCTTGTCGGTGTACGCGAGAAGGTGGAAGCTATCGTGCCGGCAGAGGATGAAGTCGCCGCAGTCAATCGCTGGATTGCCAAGAAGTATGGCGAGCTGGTACCCGGCAAGGCAGTCAAGCAGAAGCCCGTCAATTCGACTGCCTTCAATGCAGGCATCGAGGCCGCGGAAGACTTCTCTCTCCATACGCCTGTCGAGGAGCAACAGCTTGCCATCGGGTGCTCGTCATGAGCCGGTGGGATGGCGAAGAGCGTCGCACTGGCAATCGCCGCCAGGCAGATATACAAGCGGCGCTCGAACACTACCGCGGAGAGCTGGACCGGATGCACGGACAGTTCCTGCGTGAGGCGCTCGAGAAGGCTGGATTAGGTGGCAAGGTCGTTGTGACCAAGCTGCATGATGAGGTGCTGTTCACTGTGGAGGTCTCGTCATGATGGACTGGCTTCGCACTGTCTCCTGGTTGCTGCTGACTGGCGGCCTGAGCTCGCCTCTCCGCGCGATTAAGGAGGGAGTGCCTTATCGTGTAGTCAAAGCGGGCGGCAGGCTCATCATAGAGGAAATTCCCACTCAATATGACGTTGATGCAGTTCGCTGGTTCAAATCCGGTGACCGCGTAGTTGTGTTACCACATGCTGGCTTTCACCGCAATGCTTGCGGCTCGGTCTCCTACCATGCACCAGACGGCAGGGTATGGGTTCGTCGTGATGGCGCCTCGTCCGACGTCTTCTTTTATCCTCACGAGCTTGATTGGGAGCAACCGCAATGAGCATCCATCTCCGCATACTGCCCAACAAGGCAGGCAACCGGTTCCGCGTCCAGTATCGTTGTCGGTTTCTCTTTTGGACGTACTGGGTCGATACCAGCTTCGTCCGCGCACAAGGGCGTCGTCTGCCTGTCGTCTATCCAACCCGAGAGATGGCAGAGGAGCATCAAGCTGAAGTCGCCCGAGTCCATCGTCTCCGTCATTCGAGTAACTGGTAATGGAACGGTGCGAACAGCATGGGATGTCACTCCCGTGCCCTCTCTGTCAATTCGGTGCGTGGCCTCTTCGCGACCTCAGAGCCGTGGCCGACTTCGCCGGCAAACCGGTCGACAGGCCGGATGGCTTGGTGCCTGAGCACCAATATATCCGGCTGAGTCAGGTAGTGCGTTCTATCGGGCGTCGCTGGGTTGAGTTGGAGGCCATCAAGGTCACAGTGCTCCGTCCGATATGGGCGACCAAGAATGCGCTGGTCCGAGAGGCGAGAATCGGCGCGATCGACATCGGCAAGCTCGAGAAGGCGGCAGGCCTTATCGCCCGTGGACAGACAGCCGACCCGGACCCCGTCATCAACTGCTACTTGCAGGCCATCCTGGAGGATGAATCAGAATGGTGATGCTGATGGCTTGTTCGGGATTATAAATAGCTCACAATGCTGTCAAGATATTCGAGGTGACAGTTATGAGCATACCATCAACTTTGGACATAGTGGAAAGCCTTTTTGAAGAAGGTATTTTCGAAACACAAGAACTTGCTGATAGGGTAGAGAGCATGATAGGTCGTCGCCCGCCTACTAGCACTCTCGCTAATTATCGATCATTATTTCGTCGGTTCGGGTCTACTTGGAGGCAAGAGCTGCGAAGCATGAATCGCCAATGGGCAAAAGATAACCCAGAGAAAAAGCTTGAAGGAACTCGTGCATGGGGTTATAAAAATCCAGCGCGCATGTTGCTAGGTCAAGCTAGACAGCGTGCCAAGCGGTTAAAAGTGCCTTGCACTTTAACTGAGCATGATATAGACCTATTATTGGAGGGGATGACCTGTTCAGTGACTGGTCTATCTCTTAGTTTCACCAAGCATGAAGGAGACTCGTTGAAAAATCCGTGGACTCCATCATTAGATCGCATAAACCGCCAACTAGGATATGCTGCAGGCAATGTCCGTGTAGTGTGCTGGTTATTCAATCATATGCGCGGGGATTACTCGGATGAGAATGTTATGAGGGTGGCTAAAGCTCTGGTGGAGTCTATAAATGAATGAGGCTCTTGAAGCAGTACCCCAAACGGTTATTTCCTACGATAATCCGCCTAAGGCTACTATCGACTTTGAAACGCGATCCGCTTGTTCCTTAAAAGACTGCGGGTCTTGGCGCTATTCGCTGGACCCAACAACCCAAGTCATGTGCCTTGCTTTTCGCATGCCATATTGGGAAGAAGGAAGAACAGCTCTCTGGCACCCAGCTTTTGAGCACCTCGGTGTGGAAGAGGCTGACTGCCCTGAGCTAGAGGAGTTGTTCAAGTGGATTACTGATGGCAACCTGGTTGAAGCCCACAATGCCTGGTTTGAGAGGGGCTGCTGGACCAACATCTGTGTGCCCAAGCTAGGATGGCCCGAAGTCGGCCACGAGCAATGGAGATGCTCTGCTGCCAAAGCAGCGGCATACTCCTTGCCGCGTTCGCTTGAGAACCTGACCGCTGCGCTCCGCCTTCGTGTCAAGAAGGACACCGAGGGCGCCAAGGTCATGAAGAAGATGGCCAAGCCTCGCAAACCTCTGAAGAGGGATGTGCAAGCATGGCTGGATGAAAACGCCGACCTTCCATTGCCAGCGAAGAAGTGCGTCACGACTCTCTACCCGAATGACGATGGCACGTATGACGTGACAGCCGAGTGGGAAGGCGGGGAAGAGACGCATCGGCTTCCGGTGTTCTGGCATGAAAGCGCCGAGCTGCTCGAGATTCTGTGCGCCTATTGCCGGGTTGACGTCTTGGCGGAAGAAGCTGCTTCCCATCGCCTGCGTGACTTGTCGGCACGTGAGACCCAGATGTACTTGATGGACCAAGCCATCAACCAGCGTGGCTTCCAGCTCGACCAAGAAGGTATTGAAGCTGCACTGGAAGTTGTCAATGGTATCTATGCAGAGCTGAACGCTGAACTGGTCGCCTTGACCAATGGAGAAGTTCAGAAGGCGACGCAACGTGCGCGCATGATGAAGTGGTTCAATGAGAACGGACTTCCACTTGAAGACACGCAGGGCGATACCATCGATTCATGGCTCCGGCGGCAAGACCTGGAGCCCGACGTCCGTCGCGGTCTGGAGCTCGTCAGGGCTCTCGGACGGTCGAGCACAGCCAAGTTCGTAGCTGCGCAGAATTGGGCTCACCCAGACACCTGGCGGGTGCACGGTGGGCTGTTATACCACGGTGCAGGTACAGGCAGGTGGTCCGGTTCAGGCGTACAGCCTCACAACTTCCCCCGCGGCGACATCAAGGACATGGAGCTCGCTTGGGAAGTCATCAAGACCCGTGACATCGCTTACATGGAGATGATGTATGGGGATGTGATGACCCTGCTCTCTCACGCCTTGCGCGGGATGATTATCCCCACACGAGGCCGCAAGCTGATGGTGGCAGACTATGCCGCTATCGAGGCGCGGGTTCTGCTTTGGCTGGCAGACGATGAGGAAGCCCTGGAAGTCTTCCGCCGTGGCGATTGCATCTACATGGCAATGGCGACGGAGATATACGGGCGCCTCATCGACGACAAGGTGAAGTATGCCAACGAGCGCCAGATGGGCAAGCAAGCCGTGCTTGGTCTGGGCTATCAGATGGGGGCCAAGAAGTTCCAGGCAACCCTTGCAGAGAAGTGGGGCATCTTCATCGAGCTCGACTTCGCCCAACGCATCGTTGACGCCTACCGTGCGAAGTTCTGGCGTGTCAAGAAGATGTGGTGGGACCAGGAAGCCGCTGCAATCGCCGCCGTCAAGAACCCAGGTCGCACGTTCCGCTGCGGCAAGGTCTATTGGCGTGTCATCGACGGGTTCCTGCATTGCAAGCTGCCAAGCGGTCGCCTGCTCGGTTACTGTGACCCGCAGGTGCATAAACGCAAGACGCCTTGGGGAGCAGAGCGTGATGCTCTCACCTATATGGGTGTTGACCCGTACACCAAGAAGTGGCGTCGTCAGGATACCTATGGCGGCATGCTTGTCGAGAATATCACCCAGGCGACTGCTCGCGACTTGATGGCGGATGCCATGCTCCGCTGCCACCAAGACGGCACCTATGATGTCATCCTTAGCGTGCACGATGAACTGCTCGCCGAATGTGATGAGGGCGTCGGTAGCGTCAAGGACTTCGAGGCGGCGATGGCGCATACAGAGGACTGGGCGGCTGGTTGCCCGGTAACTGCGGAAGGCTGGACCGGCTACCGCTATAAGAAGTAAGGAGAATCAAGTGGAGTTCGGCTTTCGCCTTCAAAACTACAAGCATCAGCAAGATGAGTGGGACCGACATCGTGATGACGACGCACGAGCACTCCTCTGGCAGATGCGGACCGGCAAGACCAAGGCTGTTCTGGACCTGGCGTGCTATCGTCGCCTGAAAGGAGACATCCAGGCCGTCCTGGTCATCGCTCCCAACGGCGTTCACGTGAACTGGATACGTCGACAGCTTCCCCAACACATGTGGGAGACTGTGCCTTATGTCGCTCATGCTTGGCAGGCTTCCGAGGCCCACAAGCCGGAGCATGCGGCATCGTTGGAGAAGCTGCTCTCCATCAACGGTCAAGCGCTGGCCGTGCTCGCCGTCAATTCGGAATCCATCATTCATGACAAGCCGGCGAAGATTATTCGTCGGTTCTTGAAACGGCATGAAGGCAAGGTGTTGCTGGTTGTCGATGAGTCCCATGACTTCAGGTCGCCGGGCTCAAAGCGCACCAAGCGGGCTCGGTCGCTCAAGCGGTACTGTAAAGTCCGACGCATCCTGACAGGTACTGCGGTATCCAACAGCCCGCTTGCAGCCTATAGCCAGTTTGAGCTGTTGTCGGACCATGCCCTCGGCTTCCAGAACTTCGCCGACTTCGAGAGCCACTATGCCTACTATGTCCAGGAGCGGACAAAGGGAGGCAGGTCATACGAGCGGCTTGACCATTATCGGAACCTGGATGACCTGCAAGGACGCATGGCAGAGTGGTCCTCTGTCGTCCTCCGCGAAGACGTCGACGACATGCCTGACCTGGTTATGGATGAGCGCACCGTGGTGCTCCCGGAAGCCATGATGAAGGCCTATCGCACCTTGCTCAAAGAGATGATTCTCGAGCTTGAGGGCGGTGGCGAAGTTGAGGCGATTGATGGCGGCGCTCGACTGGTCAAGCTGCAGCAGATGCTTGGTGGCTTTGTCGTCGATATGGATGGCGTCGTCCGTGAGCTGGTCTCGGATGATGAGAACCCTCGCCTGCAGTCGATGCTCGAGGATGTGAAGGAGTCCGACCGGAAGTGCATCGTATGGTGCAAATACCGGGAAGATATTCGTCGGGTTGTTCGCGCATTGACGGCGGCGGGTATCAAGTGTGTCGAGTATCATGGAGCTATCCATTCACAGTCCAAACGACAGGAGGCGATCGACGCATTCAATGATGACCCCAGTGTCACGGTCTTTGTCGGCCAGCCGAAAGCCGGTGGACAGGGACTTGACCTATCGGCGGCAGACCTCATCCTCTGGTACTCTCACACGTTCGACTTGATTGAACGGGACCAGGCGAATGAGCGTGCCACCCAGATTGGTGGCAAGACCGTTACCATCAGGGACTACGTGACACCTGGAACAGTTGACGAGTACATCCTCGCCAACTTGAACCAAAAGCGGTCGGTGTCCGAGTCGCTCGCCGGTCGCGGATTGCGTGACCGGCTGCTGGCTCTGTTCAGGCAGCAACTGTAGTACCCGACCTGGGCCGCGAACAACGGCTCCGCAATACACGACCCGGCGTTACACTACACCCACTGACGCACGCCGGGCAAGCCGCCCGAACGGGTGGCGACAGGCAGACCCAACCACTGACTCCGAAGGAGAGCAACATGACCGAAGATACCAAGACCGGCGCCGAGGGTGCCACCGAACAGCCGAAGGAGAAGACTCCTGGTGTGGGCGACCTGGCGAAGGACCTGATCCGCGCCGGCAAGACCAACGAGGAAGTCCTCGCCTCGGTGAAGGAATCCTTCCCGGATGCCAAGACCTCGATGGCCAGCATCAACTGGTACCGCAACAAGCTGCGTGGCGACGGCGAGAACGTCCCGACGGCTCGCGAGCTGAAGGCGGAAGCCAAGGCCGAGCAGAAGGCCGCGAAGGAAGCTGCCAAGGC